ACTCGGAACGCAAACGCAAACCTGTATGTCGTTGCTGTACACTGATTTCCCTTCACAGTGGGGAGTCACGACGCATACGTTCCGTGGTTGGACGGTGATGTCGTGGAAGTTCACGCTGGTCAAAGACAATACCGATATGTTCGACGCGGGTGCGCCGCAGAATCTTCGCGCTCTGGTTCGTGGTCGTAAGATTTACGATCCGCGTCGGGATACTACGAACGGTGGAACTGGCGCGCATCGGCTTGCTGATCCTACGACATGGGAGTGGTCGGACAACCCGGCGCTGTGTCTCGCGGATTTCATTCACGACGAAAAATTCGGTATGCGGGATCGCACTGATCGCATCGACTGGCCGCTGGTAATTACCGCAGCAAATATATGCGATGAATTTGTCGGGATGCCGGGGCCGGGTATTCAAAGACGCTACACCTGTAACGCAACATTCCAAGCGACAGAATTACGCCGCGACGTTCGCGATGCGTTGCTCGGCTCGATGATGGGGCGACTGGTTTTCTCGCAAGGGTTGTGGCGCATGTGGGCGGGTGCGGCGTTAGCGGCAACGGTCACGCTGACTGAAGCCAACCTAGCAGGACAGATTCAGTTGCAAGCGAGCGCCGGAGCAAAGGAACGCTACAACCGAGTTCGCGGAAAATACATTGACAGGGAGCGCGGCTATCTTGCGAACCCGTATCCAGAACAACGGAGCGCGGCATACGAAGCGGCCGATGGGGGTGAAGTCAACGAAAAGGTGTTGGACTTCCTGCACACGAACAATTCGTATGAAGCACAACGCAAGGCGATCATCGCATTGAAGCAATCGCGCTCGCAGCGCGTCGTGGTATTTCAGGGGAACTACAGTTGTTTCCGCATCCAACCGGGAACGACCGTGCTGTTGGACATTGCGGAATACGGATTCGTCAATGAGAAATTTTTCGTAACAGAGTGGACGCTGACGGAAACGGGTATCGCACTCACGATGGTTCAAGAGGACGATTCGGTTTGGACGAATCCGCTGATTAGCGATTACACCGTTCGCTCGTTTTCCGGTGTGCTGGTTGCACAGTCAACGGGTGCGATGGCGCCAAGCGTTTTATCTGCAACGCCCGGTTACGGCGGTGTCCTTTTACAGTGGACGAACCCGGTCGCCGCCGCGTATTCAGGTATCGAAGTATGGGCGAGCGATACGAATGATCGCAACGCAGCGAACTTGATTGGAACGGTAACGAACGAACAATTTTTCGATCAGGTTTCTACGGTGCGGCAGCGTTGGTATTGGGTGCGCTCCGTCGATAATTACGGAAGGTTCTCATCGTGGTTGCCGAATCTCGGTACCTCGGCGTTCACCGCAACGCCGCTGTCCGATGGAATGGCCGCATCCATTCCGAGTTTCACTCCCGGTACTATCGGTGGGCTGTCTGATTTACTTATTTCGTTGAACGCAGTTGTTGGCGGAACTCCGAACGATGGTGAAATTCGGATACAGGGTACGACGCTGATCACCGCTGCAGGAACAGTGCGTACGCTGGCCGCTTCGGATATTGAATTGTTCACGCCGTATGAGGGCGCGGTGGTCGGACGTTTCTATCTGATGTACTCGAACGTCGTTGCGGAAACTCGGTTCGGTGGTGTCACTGGCGATTGGGGCGGCGGCGATACGCGATTCTGTGTAGTCACTCACGACATTACGAACGGCTGGCGCGCGCGGGATAACGGCGGCGTGTATTACGCTTTCACTCCACTTGCGACGGACAATATTTTCGCGGTCTGCGATAAGTCCGCAGCGACAGGCGGCATCGAGGCGATCAACATTTTCCTCGGTGGCATAGTAGGGGCTGACGGTGCGGCGGGCGGTGATGGACTGTCGGTCGTTCACGCTTCCGTTTACCGACGCAGCGCAACCGCACCCGCAACGCCGACCGCAGACGATGGTGAATATAACTTCACCACGAATGTTTTGACTCCGCCCGCGTTGTGGTCTGTCACTCCGCCAGCGGGTACTGATCCGCTTTATATTTCGCAGGGATCGTTCGATGTAGTTGGTCCGACCGGAATTGATTCGACTGTAATCTGGACAACGCCCGCCATTCTCGTTCAAGACGGTGCGCAGGGAATCCCCGGCACTGGTGGAGTGGATGGATTGTCGGTGCACGTTGCGAACATTTATCAGCGAAGCGCGAGCGCACCGGGAACGCCCGCCGTAGATGATGGTTCGTATAACTTTTCAACGAATACACTTACGCCCGCAGTTGGTTGGCTCGCAGCGCCGCCCGCTGGTGCTGATCCGCTTTATGTTTCAGTCGGCACTTTCGAGATTCAAGGCACGACCGGAACTGATTCAACGGTGGTGTGGAGCGCGCCAGCGGTTCTCGTTCAAGATGGCGCGACTGGCGGAACGGGTTCGCCGGGAACGCCGGGTGCTGATGGACTGAGCGTATTCATCGCGCAGGTATTCAAACGATCCGCAACCGCACCAGCAACGCCAACGCTCAACGATGGTTCATACAATTTTGGAACCAGCACATTGACCCCACCCGCAACGTGGTCTGTCACCGTTCCCGCTGGCACTGATCCGCTTTACGTTTCGCAGGGAGCGTTCGAGATTCAGGGGCCGACCGGAATAGACAGCACCGTTGCATGGACCGCACCAAACATTCTCGCGAGCGACGGTGCGGATGGCGGAACGGGTCCGGCTGGTTCAGATGGAAATAGCGTTCACGTTGCACAAATATATCTTCGCAAGGGGACAGTGCCGGGAACTCCTGCGGTAAACGATGGCGCTTACAATTTCGGAACGAACGCACTCACCCCACCTTCAACGGGTGGAGGTTCAGCCGATAATTGGTTCACCACCGTTCCTGCTGGAGTGTCGCCACTGTATGTTTGTTCTGGCACTTTTGAGGTTAACGGAACGACCGGAATTGATTCGACCGTAACGTGGTCAGCACCCGTTGTTCTTGCAAGCGATGGCGCAGATGGTGGAACGGGTCCGGCTGGTTCAGACGGTGTTAGTGTTCATGTCGCGAACATTTACAAACGCGCCGCCACGCAACCCGCAACGCCCGCGGTGAATGATGGTTCGTATAATTTCACAACGAACGCACTCACTCCCGCTGCCACTTGGTCTGCATCGCCGCCCGGCGGCACTGATCCATTGTGGGTTGCAAGCGGATCGTTCAGCGTTGTCGGGCAAACCGGAACCGACTCTACGGTGGTGTGGACTGTGCCGACGAATCTTGTAAGCGACGGTGCGGATGGTGGCACTGGACCTGCTGGCGGCGACGGTACTTCGACTTATGTTGCGAGTGTTTATCGGCGTTCGGCAACCGCACCAGCAACGCCGACTCTCAACGATGGCGCTTACAATTTCGGAACGCAGGTTCTTACGCCTCCCGCGTTATGGTCCACCTCGCCGCCCGCTGGTAGTGATGCGTTGTATGTTTCCGTCGGCTCCTTCTCGGTAGTCGGAGCGACCGGAATTGATTCGACTGTCACTTGGACCGCGCCTGTAATCTTTGTCGAGTCGGGATTGATTCGCGACATTCTTTTCCGACGCCAAGCGTCAATGCCCGCCACACCGACAGGCGATAATCCTGCGGGATGGTTCAACGAAGTCCCCGGCGGTACTGCCGCGTTGTGGCAAACGACCGGAACAAAAAACTTCGCGGGAACATTACAAGGTACGTGGTCAACGCCAGAAGTGGTGACCGGGATGCAGTATCGCGGTGCGTATTCTGGAATCGTTGCTTACATCCTTCACGATGTAGTGACGTATCAGGAGCGCGGATATATTTGCGTTGCGGCTGGCACTGGTAACGCACCATCGGGAACCAACTCCGGCAATGCGTGGTGGGATTTGTTAAGTGGCAAAGGCGACCCCGGCGATCCCGCAACTGCGTTCAACGAAACGATTGCGGTTACAGGAACCGGATCAGTCAACCTGCGAACACTCGCGGATAATCATACGCCCGCCTACGATGGCATCGGTGACGCAACCATTATTTTCCAAGTCGGCGCTGGCGTAACTCTCACCGCACTCGCTGGTGCTGATGCGATTGATAGCGGATCGTGGCCCATTGCCGCAACGATTGATTTGAAACTTGAAGTCAGCGGAACGGTAATCGGCGGTGGCGGTAGCGGCGGCGCTGGCGGTAGCGGATTCGGAACTCAAAACGGCGGCGCTGGCGGTAGCGGCGGTGATGCGATTTCGTTACAGGAAAACTTCACAAGCGGAATCACTGTCAACAGTGGCGGCATCCTCCGAGGTGGCGGTGGCGGTGGCGGCGGCGGTGCTGGTGCAACAAACGATGTCATGGGCGAGCCAATTGACTTCGGCGGCGGTGGCGGTGGCGGTGGTTATCCGAACGGCGGGGGCGGTAATGGCGGTGCCGGACTCGGCGGAAACTCTGGTTCACCCGGTACAACTGGCGGGGGCGGCGCGGGCGGTACTGCCACGACTGGCGGCGATGGCGGTAACGGTGGCGGGATTGCAGCGAATGGCGTTGTTGGTGGTAGTGGTTCTGGTAACACCACGAACGGTACACCGGGTGCGCTCGGCCCTGCCGGATATGCTGTTCGCAAGAATGGCAAGACCGCGACGGTTACGAATAACGGAACGATCAGCGGAACTGTTGCTTGATCGAATGTCCGACCCACCTTTGCAATGCGATCTGTTGCCGCAAACAACCACTGTTTCCCGGCGGCAAAAACGGTTGTC